TAGAGACGATATCTTAAAACAGCTTCGTGAAGGTGTTATTACTGTTACCTTTACAAAGTTAAATGGTGATGAACGTGAGATGGATTGTACTTTGAATATGGATATTATTCCTAATTCAGCACATCCTAAAACTGACGGAAATGTACGAGAAGGTGTTGATGCAACTATCAATGCAATCAAGTGTTACGATGTTAATGCAAAAGGATGGCGATCATTCTTATTTGACAAAGTAAAAAAAGTCGTATAAACTGAAAATAAACGTGTACATATCATTTTAAATGTGGTATAATAAGTACATAATTAATATTGGAGAGTATTATGGCAGTAGTAAGACGGACTAAACCAAAGTTCATTAAAAAGAAAACAGTAGCACCTCGCCGTCCTCGGACAGGCTTGGCTGCTGCGCCAGTTGATAAAGGCTTCATGCACTTTAAAGACTATTTCAATTTAGATCTTGATCGGAAAGAGTCTGTCAAATTGATTAAAGCATATGTGAAAGCTAATTGCTCTAAATCAGATGCTGCTGCCATTTTAGCGTGTCCTGAATATGTGTTTAATGTTCGGATACACATTGCTGCCTGTATGCATTGGTCAAATCTTGGATTAGAGTTTGAAAAACGCATCATCAATCGTAGTGTTCTACAGAGTGATGGCAGTTTAAAGATTGTTGAAGTAGAGTCCTTTTATGATGGACATGAGGCTATCCGTCGTTTTATCGAAGAAACGACCAAGACTGGTAAAGAAATTCTTCTTGCTAAGAATGAAGATACCAGTGCAAAGTCTAATGTAGTTGTCTTGACTCCACTACAACGATACCAAGCGAAGTTAAATGATACGATTTTAACAGACTTGGATGAGCTAGAAGATCTATGGATCGGTGGCGAAGAACCTGACTTCGATTTATATAATAGGTTCCGCTACCATGGATTGACTGGCAAAGCCGCTGAGCCCGTTCGTAAAATCCTTGAGGGATGGCTTCTTGACTTTAACGATGCTTATCACAAGCGCTGTGACCAGGCCGTGGAAGGCTATTCACACATCAAGCGTTCTGTTATGAGACGGCGTATTAAACACGTCGAATTGATGCTTGCTGACTGTGATAAACTGAAAGCTGCAAGTGCTGCCACACGTAAGGTTCGTAAACCTCGTGTGAAGTCGGCAGATAAGCAAGTCGTTAAGATGAGGTACAAGAAAGAAGATAAAGACTTTAAGATAGTCTCTATCAATCCAATCTCAATAGTTGGTGCTATGAGACTTTATGTCTTTAACGCCAAGACACGTGAAATCACCGAATATGTGTCAGGATCTACGAGCGGGTTTTCAGTTAGAGGTACAACTCTGCAAGCAGTTGATCTCGAGAATTCTCGGAAGATTAGGTTACGTAAACCTGATGACTTCCTACCGATTGTGCAGTCAAAGACTATCAAGCAAATTGATAATGCTTGGAAGAAATTGACCACTAAAGAATCAAAACCAAACGGTCGTATCAACGATGACTGTATACTTATAAAGGTACAAGACAAATGATGAAATATCTCACGCTTGCTGTCTCTCTCCTCCTTTCCTCCCTTGCAAACGCTGATGAGATTTCTTCAGATGATATGCACTGTTTGGTTTTGAACTCATACTTTGAGTCACGTAATCAGTCACCGAATGGTGGTATTGCTGTTACTCATGTAGTGTTAAACCGTGTCTTTGATTATCGATATCCTGATAATATATGTGATGTAGTTAAAGACAGCGTAAAGAATAAAGATGGATCTATTCGTAGAAACATGTGTCAGTTTAGTTGGTTCTGTGATGGACTATCTGATAAACCAAGAGAACCTGACTCATGGATCGAAGCTTTAAATAGAACTCTTGTAGCTGTTGAACTCTATAATAATGGATTCGATATCTCACACGGAAGCACACATTATCATTATAAAAACGTTAAACCATATTGGAGTACAACCATTGAGTATATTACAACTATCGACGACCACCACTTCTACAGATGGGGAAAAGGTTGAAACTCCTATTATCACAAAGAAACGTTTCTCAACTATGGTTGAAGAAAAGGTTAAGAAGCTTAGAGTTGATTATATCGAAGCAGTATTAATAGTTTGTTCTGAACGTGAATTACCACCTGAAGATATCAAACGATTGTTAAGTCCTGTTATTATAGATAAGATCGAGTCAGAAGCACTTGAAGTAAATGCAATAAAAGGCGGAGGAGCCAGACTTCCTATATGAGCTTGCACTATGACAAATTCGATTTAATAGAAATGCTTGAAAACAGAGTATACACTATTACTTACATGAATGAAAAAGACATGAAAGTAAAAAGATGTTTAACTCTTAATCGAGATCTTATTGGTAAGCTAGATGCTATGCCACCAGGATTTCATAGTTTAATGGATGCAGCAGATCATTCAAATGAATCGTTTGCTGCTCTTGATGTATACTCCAAAGAATGGCATATAGTATACATCGATCGTGCAATTAATATGAGAGAACACCGGTATGAGAATGGAACCCTTTGAAGCTTACAGATACTATCAGTCTTTGAAACTGCACTTTGAGCAGGAGTCATATGACGCTCCTAAATATAATTATAAAACATCTGCTAAACCACAAACCTTTTGGAAACGTAAAGACAAATACTTCTTTGCTAAGATTGGTAAGATGTTCGATACACCACCCGAGCTAATCAATTACTACGCTGCACATTTTGTTGCAGATAATAATTGGGTTGGCGATATGCTTGGCAATGATCAAATATATCGTGATTGGCAAAAAAGAACAGAAGCATTGGGATATAACTTCCAACAAGATCTTGAAAAAGTAAATGTTGAAAGCTTTGACCATCTGTTCGAACTCGGCAACCAATATCCAAAAGTTGTCGAATCGTACCTTGCGGGTGATATAAATATAGAGTCGGTAGTGATTCTAAACCAGTTAACTGGATTTATGCGCAAGGCCGATAAGACTGTTTCGGATCCTATACTGTGGCCTGATGTCTCACGTAAGATTCGGAAATATAGCTTATTGATGAACGTTAACCTTGAAAAAATGAAAAAAAATGTATTTAAGGTGTTTACATCATAAGCGATATGTGGTATAATAAGCATATCAAATCATACAACAACATACAATGTAATACAAGGAATATACAAATATGTCTTTCGCAAATCTAAAACGCAATCGTGCTGATATTGCATCTCTCACCAAAGCAGCTGAGTCTGTAGGTGGTTCACCTAAACAATCTTACGTTGATGACCGTTACTGGAAACCAACTGTTGATAAAGCAGGAAATGGTTATGCAGTAATTCGTTTCTTACCTGCGGCTGAAGGTGAAGAATTACCTTGGGTTCGATATTGGGATCATGGTTTTAAAGGACCAACTGGTCAATGGTATATCGAAAACTCTTTAACTACTATTGGTAAAGAGGATCCAGTATCAGAAATGAATAGTGTTCTATGGAACTCTGGTCGTGATGAAGATAAAGAGATTGCACGTTCTCGTAAGCGTCGCTTACACTACGTGTCAAACATTATGGTCGTATCAGATCCAGCTAATCCATCTAATGATGGCAAGACTTTCTTGTACATCTATGGTAAGAAGATCTTTGATAAAATCATGGATGTTATGCAACCACAATTCCAAGATGAAACACCGGTTAATCCGTATGACTTCTGGGAAGGTGCTGACTTTAAACTAAAGATTCAGCAAGTTGCTGGTTACCGTAACTATGACAAGTCTGAGTTTGCTGGTCAACGTGCATTGTCTGATGATGATACAAAGCTTGAGTCAATCTATAATACGTTGTATAGTTTAAATGAGATCGTAGATCCTAAAAACTATAAAACATATGAAGAACTTAAAGCTAAGTTGAATCGTGTACTTGGTGAAGAAGGTGCAGTTATGACAACTGCAGAGTCTGTATCTCTTGATGAGACTGCTTCTGCTCCAACATATCGTGAAGCAGCTGAACCTGTTCCACAGCAACCGAGCTTTACACCTCAAGTTGCAGATAATACAGACGATGATGATTCGTTATCGTACTTTAATAAGTTAGCTAACGGTTAACAGAGAAAGGGAGCTTCGGCTCCCTTTTTTAGTTTTGCTGATGAAATCCAAGCCTTCGTCTCTTATTCCCATTAGAAGTACCTTGCTTAGATACTATGCTTGTATTGTTAGTGTTATTATTAACAATATTATTAGAAGGAGCGTTAGGATTTCTTTGTGACTGCATTTGTAGTCTTGCATTTGCAGCAGTAACTCCTTCAGCAGCTAATTGAGTAGCTGCATCAATAGCAACACTTGTTGCTCCAGCACTTGCAGTAATCTGCTCAACAGTTAAGGGTGAAGTACCTGCTCCACCGCTTAAAACAAAATTAATTTTTTGTATAGCAGATGCAAGAGCATCTAGTTTTAAATCTGGATTAAGTAATCCGCCTTTACCTTCTGGACCAAAGTCAAGCTCACCTGTTGGCCACCAACTTGGATCAAGTGTACCACCTGTTGACAAAGCAGTAAGAAACGGAATAGCTTCTCCAAGATCCATTGCTAAAGATTTAAAATCTATTCTTACTTTTGAAATTTTAATGTTACTAAAGGTTTCTAATGCTGCTGAAATTTTAGTTAAAGCAGCTGCACCCTTTGTAAGTTCATCAGATTTTTCTGCAATTGACATAATCTGCTGAAATGG